TCATTATGAATGTGTAAGAGCTGGACTTACGGAAGCATATGAAGTATTATACGCCGAAAAATTTTTTAATACAGAAGCTATTAACAACTTTAAATTGTATCCAAAATTTGCTTGTGATGAATTCCCTGTAAAGGGTGAAGATACTTAAACTCGGCCTTGACCAATATAAGGTTTATAATCTCTTTTTTCTGATTTATTCATTTTCTTTTTATGCCGACCTATTTTAGGTTTGCTTCTTTTTTCGTAAGTATTTACTCCGAAACCTTTTGTCTTTTTAGCCATTCTTTATCCAAATCATTTAATTTTAAATATTTAATACTTCCATTAATATGTTGTTTAGTATCTTCTCCACAATTTGTACATCTATAATAATCAGGAACTAAAGCTACTAAAATTGCATCTTCTCCACAATATTCACAATGTCCATTAACAGTGTCTATGTTATTAAACAATTTTATGGCTTTAAATGTCATATGATATCCTTAAATTTACCTGTTACGGGTTTATATTTGACTTTACCTTCAAATCTATATGCATGCAAGCAACTGGCTCTTCTTTGTTCCGGTATATAACTACAATGAACCCATCCACTACTAGGTTCACCTGGCGTATAAAATTCTAAAATTAACTGATCATATTCAAGATTATCTTTTATCCATTGTGCAACTTCTGCATTATCTACTCCTGGACATTCAAAATCTGCTGCTTCTGCTTTTGCATGTTGACTATTAATAGAACTACCCACAGCTATACAAAGTTCTGCACTACGAAATCCGCTAGTTATAATCACTCTTCCGAACCTATCTCTAACAGGTTGAAGTATATTTTCACAAAGAACTTTTAATTTTTCTACTTGGTCCGCTGATGGATTATTATTAATTCCTCTTCGAATAGCCGTATCTGACTTTGTTAATTCTGCTAAACTGAAATTTCGGGAAAGGTTCATTTTATTTTGAGTGTATAATATTTTCTATATATAAGCTACCATCAATATTTTTACCTATATTAGCCTTAACTTCTCCACACATCAACTGTTGATCTTCTTGATTGATATGCCTTAAAGCTTCTCTTTTATGCTTCAAACAGTCACTCATTGAGTTTTGAATACGGTGTTCAATAAGTTCATTGTTAACAAATAAACAAAGTGCTATTACCATTTTAACCATCATTGTCTCCACTCACATTCATTGTATTCATTATTGTAGTCGTACTCTTGAAAAATACCAGCGTTAATGGTTCCCGTTTCCATTAGCAAATTTAATATCTCTTGTTGCATCTTTTAATTTTTCAATATCTTTTTTTAGTTTTTCAATTTCATTTTCATGTTGTTTTAACATAACACCAGTATGAACATTGTCTTCTAATTGTTTTTGCATCTTCTCTATCTGTTTTGCCTGCCATTCGAGGATCATGAATTGTTCCTGGTCTATAGGCTTCTGGACGCTCGCCTCTAGTAAATCTTTTTCAAAGAGCTGGTTTTTAGTTTCTAGTTTATTGAGTCTTTCAATCACACCAAATGCAAACCATGCACCAATAATGATGGCGCCAATCAGGCCAATTAAGTTCCTTAACGGAAGACCAATATTTGTGTTGTCACTAATTTTCATAGTGTCCTTTTATTAAAGAATGTTTATAGGATCAACTACCAATTACTATTAGATTTAGTAGTTTTATGTCCTAATATTTTACCTTTGTTGGGGCCATGTTTTACAACATAACCTGAAGTTCCATTTGCATTAATATCAACTTCTGCTCTAGCATTAAACAATGTTTTTGCTTTAGATGATAATGTATTTTGTTTACTTCTTGTTTTAAACAAATGTGTAAATCTATCAATCATAAGTCCTCCTTGTTTAGGTGAACCTAATAGTATAACAGAAATTTTATTTTTTAGAAGTGCTATCTGTTTCTAGCTCGTAGAACATTTTATCTGAATCTTCTGTTATCCAATCTGGTCCTTCGACTTCCCAAACAGTATTTTGGACTTTATAGTCAGGCCAAGATCTATCAGTAGTATAACTATTAACGTGCCAAAGAATACGGTTATTAGGCTGAGCTGCATAATTGCCGTTATCAAGAGCCAATATATGCGCACACTTATGTTCTTGAGGGATTTCAGAATGTTCGGTATTGAGTATATTAGTTTCTGGATGAGCCCAGTCAATGGTAAATAAATATTGCCCTGGATAAAATTTTTTATCTTTTCCACGAAATTTGCCATAGACACCTGCTAAAAAATCAAAGCAATGAACAGAAGGATAATAACTAAAACAGTTCCACAACTGAAGGAAGTCCGGTGACATATCAGGCACTTCGCTTCTTGATAAATGTTTTTGGAAAAACGCTGAGATAGGCAAACGCCAAAAGCACGCACCATTCGGTAACATGATATTAAATAAGATTGCACGACCGCTAATGCTTGTGATACCGAAGACCACACACTCTTCATCTTCTCCATGATGTTCTTTAAGATCATATAAATACTCCTTTCGAACCTTGCAATAAATAGGTGGTATGTTTGCATTTAAGTATGCCATAAAAACTCCTGTTAACCATTAATATCACCCCATGTATTACCAGATTCATAATCTACTTTGTTAGGGACGGCTAGTGTAACAGCATTTTCCATAATCTCAATAATTTTTTTAGCCTGTTCTTTTGACTCCACAGAAATATCTAACTCATCATGAATTTGAATATGAGGTATAATTCCTTCCTGGTATAAATCTAACATGGCTTTCTTTGTCATGTCAGCAGCACTACCTTGAATCAATTTATTTAAAGCCTTATAAGTAAAAGCTCTTTTAATTCTTCCTCTTCCATAAGTTCTTTCAGCTTCTTCTAAAGACATAGGTGTATGCATACCAAAGGTATTAGGTTCCCATTTATTAAATCTACATCTACGTCCAAGTAAGGTTCCAATAGATCCTGATAGTTGAGCATGCTGTGAAGTTCTATTCATTAGTTCTCTAACAAAAGGTACATTCTCATGATACTGATTGAATAAATTTTCTGCTTCTGCTTTAGTTGATAAACCTAATTCAGCTTGTAATTTTGCTTTACCCATACCATAGAATAATCCTAGATTAATGGTTTTAGCATTACTTCTAGATATACCGGCCATGTCTGCAACAGTCTGGTGAAAGTCTACAGAATCATTTTTAAATTTTTCTACAATAGAAGCAACAGAATCATCATACATAATTGGATCTGTCGTTGCTGCATAATGTACTACAAGTCTTGGTTCTTGTTGTGAATAGTCAAAACATCCCCAGATATGATTTTCTTCTGGTATAAATAAAGATCTAATCTTGGGTCCTAAATCTTTATTACGTGCAGGAATTTGTTGAAGGTTAGGATTACTATAACTAAATCTACCTGTAACTGTACCACCTTGATCAGATCTAATAGGATTTATATCTGCATGAATTCTACCTCGGTGTTCATGTTTTAAAATGGTATCTATAAAAGTTGTATGTGCTTTATTGATTTCTCTTGCTTTAGCAATTTTTTGAATTAAAGGATGTTGGTGTTCAGATAAAAAATTTTTAGTAAAGGATGGTGCCTGTGATTTCAAAGTTCTTTCGTAATGTAAACCGAGCTTGTCGAAAACTTTCGCAATGGACCTCGCTGCCCATATTTGTGGTTCAATTCCTGTTTGCTTTTTTACTTCTAATAGTAGTGCCTCTTCTTCTTTTAGCATTGATGATTTTAGCTTGTGTGCAGCTTCTACATCTACTCGCACTCCTTTAAATTTCATATCAATTAAACATGGAAACAATTGTGTCTCCAGGTCAAATATTTCAGATAAATTTTGTTTTTGTATTTCTCTAGATAAAACTTTAAATAATTCTAATGTAAGTTCTGCATCTTTTTCTGCATAAGCTCCAACATACATAGCCGGAAGTTTATACATTTCAGATTTTGCATCTACACCAGCAGCTTCTGCTGCTTCTTTTAATCCTTTTTCATCTTTTACTTCTCTTAAATATTCAAAAGCAATACTATTTAATGCATAAGATAATCTATTTTCATCAATCAAAGATGACATCACCATAGTATCAACAATAAAACCATTAATAGGAATATTATAAGCTCTTAACCAACACACGTCATACATTGCGTTATGAAATATTTTTGTGTTGTTTGCTTTACAAACATCTTTTACATAATCTAATACAATTCTTTTATCTAAATTACCTTCTCTATGTCCAATAGGATAATAACCAGACCAACCTTCTACAGCTAAAGCAACACCGATAATTTCTCCTTCACCTATAACTGCACCTGATCCTCTTGATTTTAAATTAGGATCTCTTGTCTCTAAGTCAATTGCTACATAATCATATTTTGATAAATCTGGAAAATTTTCTGGAACACTCCATTCCGTTTGTGCTGTAAACATTTATACTCCTAGTGTAAAATAAAAAATACAAATGCAAGTAAGTAAACCTAGATCATAAATAGCAGTCATATTAAAATTAATCATTTTGTATCTTTCAACTTTTTAATTTCTAACTCACAGTAATGTATAATTTTTTGTAAGTCTTCTATGCCATTTTTATTTTTATAACGACATACATACTTTATTACATTTCCTTGAAAAAAAGACAAGTCATTCTTAGAAATAAACTCATAAGGTTGAATGTAAAAAGATTTATAATGTTTTCCTCCAATCTGTCTATCTTGTGGAAAGGTATCTTTAAATAGATCTTTATGTGTCATATAATTTCTTCTCCTATGTTGTATTGATATTCATAACCTTGATTCATTATGAATAAATTTTGTTTTGCTCTTGTAACACCAACAAAAAATAATCTATGTTCAGTGTCTTTATTTATTTGCGCTGCTTCATAAATAATTCTTTCCAAGTCTGTAAATAAAATTACATTTTCTGCTTCTTCACCTTTAACTGCATGTATCGTAGATAGTTTTATTCTTGCAGGTTTACTTAGATCCTCGCCGCTCGCCACTAGCTCCTCAATATAATTTCGTTGATAGTT